AGATATTGATATACTAATCGGTGGCTCACCGTGTCAGGGCTTTAGCTTTGCAGGTAAACAACTTAATTTTGATGATCCACGTAGCAAGTTATTCTGGGAATATGTGCGGCTACTCAAGGCACTCAAGCCTAAGTACTTCCTACTTGAGAACGTCAAGATGAAGAAGGAAAGCATGGATGTAATCACTGAGGCGCTAGGCGTAGAGCCTATCTTTATCAACAGTAACCTAGTGTCTGCTCAGAATAGACAGCGATACTATTGGACAAACATTCCAGTAGATAAGCTACCTGATGACAAAGGTATTGTACTTGCTGACATCTTAGAAGATGGACACGTTGACCGTGACAAGTCACACTGCATTGACGCTAACTACTTCAAGGGTGGCAACCTCAAGTCATACTTTGAGAAGCACCGTAGACAGCTAGTGTTTAGCAAGGATGGCATGTGCCATGTAGGTGATGCAGGTATCAGTGATAAGTATGCATACGTCAACCGTGTGTATCACCCATCAGGTAAAGGCCCATCACTTGTAGCGTCAGATGGTGGACACTTACAACCTAAGGTATCTAAAGGTACTACTGAATACAGAAAGCTAACACCTACTGAATGTGAACGTTTACAGACAGTACCTGAGGGCTACACTGACCACGTTTCAAATACGCAGCGGTACAAAATGCTTGGCAATGGATGGACCGTTGACGTAGTATCACACATAATGAAAGGACTAACACAATGATGAACTTAACGATCAACACAAAAGCTTTCCCTGATGCAGATCCTGGAATGTTACAAGAGATGCTTGGTATATTACCTTACTGGGTACGTGAGTATAACCTTCTAGGTGAGGACATGGACATCGTAGGCTTTATGACTGAACGCTATGGCTTTGGTAGCTTGTACCAATTCAAGGGTGACGTACAGTCTGATGGTACGTACAGCTATCCAGAAGACCCTGACCTGCCATACGTAGGTAAGATGAACACGCCCAACGGTAACGTGTACTTCTATGAGTACGCTATGCTTGCACTACCCTTGCCTAATGGTGAGTACTTTGTGACACGGATGGACTAAGACTATGCTACTCGTACTGTTCTCACCTATGCTTGCGTACTTCCTGATGTTATTCAGTGTTGTTATCGTTACTAGTATAGGGATGGACAGCGAGGCTATTGACACGGCATCACTGACTGTAGTATATATTCAGTGCATACTAATCGTGCAACTAATAAGAGCAATCAAGAAAGGACTAACCTAATGATTATCGAGGATCAAACAGTAGAAGTAAAAGTATGGGATCATAACGATGCAGTGATCTTTGTGTATGAAACTATACATGAGAAGACAGGTGAAGTACATGAGTCAGGCCATGATGTGTGGCACAGCTACAAGCAAGTAGTCACAGCTATTCCAGTAGACTTTACTTATGACGAAGACTTATCTGATGATGCTAAACTAGAAAAGGTACGCAATGCAGCAGATGCATTGAGCCAACTGTACTCCCATGCAGGAGACTACGAAATGGGTGTATCATACTACATCAACCACGATCCATACATCAATAGCTAATATAGGAGACTAAACTAATGGCATATAATGATTTACTTATCCCTATCAATGACTACCACAATGATCTGCAGCGGGAGATTGATGACGCAGACTGGCTAGGTGACTTTGCTACTGCTGATGCTATGCGTGAAGACATACAGCACGTTAAGCACATGATTGACAATGGCGAAATGTATTACCCGTTATGGTAGCAGGTTCACAGATAGTAATCCCCTTCCTGATAGCTTATGTGGGTGGCTTCATCTACTTCTTAGCTAGAGGGAGCAACAACAACAGAGATGATTGATGTATATTAAGCGAGTGCTTACCGCCTTTAGTGTTCTTATCAATGTGCTACTAGGCGGTAGCAATAACCAAACATTCTCAGCCAGGAATTGGCAATGGAAAAAAGATGGTAGGCTCAACGTTGTGTGGTTCATAGATCTATTCATAGGTCAGGGTCACTGCTTAGAGTGTTGGGTCTACTGGAAAGTGAGGAAAAAGTGGTAGCTAAAAAGACAAATAAACTAACAGCTAACTCTAGGATGGCTGACTTGCTAGACTACTACTTAGACAGTCATGCATTCTTAAAGCTATCCCGCCCGGCGCAGAAGGACTATGAGTCATGCACTAAAGTTATACGTGCCTCACTAGGTAGCGTAAGACTGCGTGACATCACTGTGCCTAAGGCAGAGGGTGCCTATGAAGAGTGGCTAAAGAGAGGAACATACAGAGCTAACAAGATCGCAGCTATCATGTCTATCATCCTTAACAAGGCTATAGGTATGGGCCTACGTATACTTAATCCAGTACCACACATGGACAGAGAGACTAACCCAGAGCGTAAGGTACTGTGGGAACCTGACCAAGTGTATGCGTTCTTAGATACAGCCTACAGTGATATTAAGTGGCGCTCTATTGGTTTGATTGTACAGATGGCTTACGAGTGGGGCCAGCGTATAGGTGACATGAGACTACTGACTTGGGATTGTATAGACTTAGACAAGAAGAGGTGCGACATTACACAGAGCAAGCGTGGTGCAGAGGTACACCTACCTATCAGTGATCCATTGATGCACGTACTTAAACAACAGCACGATACGTTTAGCTTCCAGCCATACGTAGCACCACAGATAAAGCCTAGTGATGGGGCATACAAGCCATACAGAAAGGATAACTTATTCAGCTACGTCAATGACATCAAGCAAGCTGCAGGGCTACCAGATGAACTAACAGCTATGGACATGAGGCGTTCAGCTATCACTGAGATGGTTGAGGCTGGTGTAGATATAACACAGATCAAACAGGTTAGTGGACACTCAAACATAAATAGCTTGACACCTTACATAAAACATACTTATACTGGTGCATCAGAAGCATTAGCCCAGCGCAGTGCATACAAGGAGAAGCAGTGATGGATAACTATGTAAGAGACCTTGACCTATCTGATGGTGAATCTATACGTAAGGCTTGCCCTAAATGTGGTAGCAAGAATACATTTACTGCCAGTAAGATTGATGGGCGTGTAGTGTACAACTGCTATAAACTATCGTGTGATCTAGCTGGTAAGTTCTCTTCTGCTATGACACATGAGGAACTACAGTCTTACTTTGTACAACCCTTGGTTGAAACGTATAATAAAAACAAGGAGTTAGATAGCTTTGTTTATCCAGAGCACATAACTAATGATGACCCTGCTAATGGACACATGCGTAGGTTTAAGCAGCGGTGGAGTAAGTTGCAAAATGAGACTTTATTATTTGATGTAAAAGATAAACGTGCAGTGTTCCCTATATATAGTGGTAACAAATTAGTTGATGCTATTGGCCGGGCATTGGATGGAGCTATACCAAAGTGGTACAGATACAGTGGTATTGCCAAGCACTACGAAAGAACTATGGGTGATACTAATGGGGTATACGTTATAGTAGAGGATGTCATCAGTGCTATCACTGTGGCTAGGTCTTTCATCAATACTACTGGCTATGCTCTACTAGGTACTAGCTTGACAGAGGAACACAAAACTGATATAGCTGACAACGCTAGGGCTGTTATCGTAGCACTAGATCCTGATGCATTGAGTAAGACACTAGAGTACAGAAGGGAGCTACAACTATGGACGGGTCTACCTTGTAAGGTACTGAGCCTAGAGGATGACCTTAAGTATGAACGTGAAGCAGACATGAAAGGACTTAAAGAGTTGATCGATTATGAAACAGGAGCACAAGAACAAACAGAACCCAATGGCTAAGGACTTACGCCAGCCTAAGTATAGGCAGCAGGTTATACCTGACAAGAAGAAACCTAAGCCTACACGTAAAGAGAAACACAGAGGAGACAGAGATGTTGGATACAATGACAGAGACTAAGGTGTGCATTGAGTGCGGTACTGAGCTTATCCTAAATGATAACTGGACTGAGGCTCGCAAGTCACAAGGTAAATACATATGTAAGAGTTGTTGGAACTCTCGTGAAATGTACGTGAATGGCTCTTACATATCTAGGACACATGCCTTATTTAAACCAGGACGTTACAAATCATTTGGTGACGCAGCGTTTGCTTCTCTACAGAAAGACAAGCAGATCCTAGAAGGTTACGTGTACGCTATCCGTAATGCTGCATGGCCTGACTGGATTAAGATTGGTAAAGCTATTGATGCAGAGGATAGGCTTAACGGCTACCAAACAAGCTCACCTATGCGTGACTATGAGTTGATACATTCAGTTTACTTTGATGATCGTAACAAGGCTGAGCGTGACGCACACAAGTACGCTGAGCGTAAAGGTGAACGTAAAGGTGAATGGTTTAAGATAACAGAAGATCAGGCACTAGAAGTATTACAGGAGTTGACACTTGACTGAGGCACTAGCAGCAGCATCTATACTTGCATTTTTAATCGCAGGTTTTATATACATTATAGTTAGTGAGATGAACAAATGATTAAAGCAACATACATAGATCACATGGGTACTGACTTGACAGTAGCTAATGCTGCTCGTGTAAGTTTTGGTAAGCAGAGTGAGATGGACACCAGTGATGTGTGGGGTCCACCTAAGTTGAAAGACAAGGACGCTAAGCTTATCAGCTATCTTGCAGAGCACAAACACATGTCACCCTTTGGTCATTGCTTTGCCAGCTTCCACATCAAGGCACCAGTGTTTGTAGCTAGGCAGCTAGTCAAGCATAAGTTCCTACGCTGGAATGAGATTAGCCGTAGGTATGTGGACAGTGAGCCTGAGTTCTACATTCCGACAGAGTGGCGTGGACGTAATGAAGATAAGAAGCAGGGTAGTAAAGGTATAGTTGACTTCATAAGTTCATCACTTGCACAGGATATGGTAGAAAGTAGCAAGCAAGATTATAATTATTTATTATCCAAAGGTTTATGTCCAGAGCAAGCACGTATGATACTGCCACAGAGTATGATGACTGAGTGGTACTGGTCAGGTAGCTTGGATGCCTTTGCAGACATGTGTAAGCTACGCTGTGCGTCTGACACACAAGCAGAGACACAAGAAGTAGCCAAACAGATTAGCGTCAAGATGCATGAGTTGTTTCCTGTGTCTTGGATGGCATTAGCAAAGGATAAAATATAATGGCAGGTAACATTAACGGAGCAATCAAGGCATCAGCTATTGTAGCTTTACTGATAGCTGCACCACCAGTACTGATAGCTATGACGTATGATGAGTATCCAAAGTACTGTAAGTTATCTATATTACTACCATGCATAGGAGTTAAGGATGAGTGAATACATAAACAAACCAGTTAAGATAACAGAGATAGAAGAGCATGAGGATGGCAGTGCTACACTACAAGTAGAGTGTGACCCTGAGACATTCGCAGCTATCTTTAATGCAGGGTTTATTGCACTTGTTAAGGCTGGCTTAGAAAAGGAATAGCACAATGAGTATGGCTGGAACAATAGAAGATATGCGTTGGGAGATTAAGCAACAGAAGAAAGAAATTGATTTACTATCAAAGCAAGTACGAAAGAAAGATAAAGAGATAGACACTCTTAAAAAGTTTATAACTGAACATAAACTTATAAGAGATCTGGATGAAGATGAACGTAAGAGAGCACAAGAGAGGATGATAGCTAATGGAACTAGCACTTATTAGAACACTGATGGACAAGGAGTTCTATGATAATAACAAAGGCATCCGTACTCCTGATGAGTTGTTCACTAAAGATGTACGTATCATTAAGCGTACACTAGACTACGCTATGCAAACATATGAGCAGGACTTATCACCAGCAGAACTAGAGTCACTGTTCTTTACACGTAATACCCTGACCACAGCTAACAAGGAAGCATACAAGGATCTATTCAGAAAGATATACAAAGAGAAACCTATGTCTGACTCTATTGCCCAAGAAGTTTTAGGTAAACTGTTTCAGCAGGTAGTAGGTGAGAAGATAGCTAACATAGGGTTCAAGTATGTCAATGGTTTAGAGAGTACACTAGAGCCTATACGTAAGCTTATCTCTGACTATCAGGATGACTTCATGCCTAACTTAAAGGTAGACTGGGGTGATATAACTATTGATACACTACTACAGAAGTCTGACATCCAGGCCAAGTGGCAGTTTAATATTCCTACACTACAGAGAAAGGTAGAGGGTGTGTCAGGTGGTCACTTGGTACTAATTGGTGCTAGACCTAACACAGGTAAGACATCCTTCCATGCCTCTATCATTGCCTCTGAGGGTGGCTTTGCTAGGCAGGGTGCTAAGTGTATCGTGCTGTGCAATGAAGAATCATATGATCGTGTTGGTGCTAGGTATCTGAGTGCTGCATCTAACATGTCTATGGAAGAAGTCAAAGGTAACTATGCCCTAGCTGCATCACGCTACAAGCCAGTGTATGACAACATCAAGATCAAGGACAGCACAGGTAAAGATATGAATTGGGTAGAGGCTCTAGTCAAAGCTTATAAGCCTGACATATTGGTGCTCGATATGGGTGATAAGTTCGCCAGTAAGGGTAGCTCTGAGTCACACGTTTATCTAAAGGAAGCAGCGATACATGCACGTAACATAGCCAAGCAGTATGACTGTGCTATCTTGTGGATGTCACAACTGTCTGCTGATGCAGAAGGTAAAGTGTTTGTAGATCAATCAATGATGGAAGGTAGTAAGACAGGCAAGGCAGCAGAGAGTGACCTGATGCTGTTGCTTTCTAAGAACCCACAGGTAGAAGGACAAGAGGAGCAAGACACACAGAGACACATTAACGTAGCTAAGAATAAACTTAAGGGTGGCTGGCATGGTGTTATACACTGTGAGTTAGATGGTTCTAGATCAAGGTACACAGTATGAGAAGAGTTCTAGATGTAGAAAACTCTATCACCTTACGTGATGGTAAGATACACAACGATCCCTTTGAGGCCAGCAATACACTGACTCAGGTGGGTGTACTGTGCTTGGATACTGATGACAAGAAGTTGTTATGCTTTGACCATGCAGAGGCTAAGGATATAGATGGTACTAATAAGTGTACACTACAGAGGATCTTAGATAGTACAACTCTGTTGATTATGCACAATGCACAGTATGATCTTACTTGGCTATGGGCTAATGACTTCAAGTATGATGGTGACATTTATGACACTATGCTGTCTGAGTATCTATTGTTACGTGGACAGAAGGACTTACTTAGCTTAGAGCAGTGCGCCCAGCGCAGACAGTTAGAGTACCAGAAGGATGATACATTAAAACAATATTATAAAAAAGGATACAACACAAATGAGATACCTTTGGATGAGCTTAGTCATTATCTTGAGTATGACTTACGCACTACTGGCGAGTTGTACAAAGCCCTTGAAGCAGACTATCAAACCCCTGCCAGCGCCTCCCTACATAACGTCAGAGACATTACCTTCCGCACCTGCAAGTGTCTCGCCAGAATGTACATGCGTGGTTTCAGGGTGGATAGAACCGCCCTTGAACACGTCAGAGATGAGTTCCAGCGAGAGCACAATGACATTACAGTACGATTGCAACGACAAGTGCGAACACTCATGGGAGACACACCCGTAAACCTTAACAGCCCAGAGCAACTATCACAGGTTATCTTTAGTAGAGAGATACACAACAAGAAAGAATGGGCAGATCTATTTGAGTTTGCTAAGACACCTCAAGACTTTAAGTCTGTTGTAGAGAGTAACAGTAAGCTAATACTTAAGACGTTTGCTGTCACTTGCCCTGAGTGTAAAGGTAGAGGACATACATATAAAACAAAGAAGGATGGTACAGCATACAAGAAACCTAACAAGTGCACAGCATGTAACGCCAGAGGCTACCAACTAAAAGAGTTACGTGAGGTTGCAGGTCTACAGTTCAGAGCACCAAGTAAGAAGTGGGTCAGTGCTAATGGTTTTAGTACAGGTAAAGATAAGCTGGGTGTTCTTATAGCTAATGCAAAAACAAAAGGTATGAAAGATGCAGAACAATTCCTTACAGATGTTAAAAGGCTTAGTGCTATTAGTAGTTATCTCTCTAGTTTTGTGGATGGTATTTCCACCTACACTAAACCAGATGGTCTACTCCACGTTGGACTTACCCAACACATCACAGCAACAGGACGATTCAGTGGACGTAAACCCAACATGCAAAACATGCCAAGAGGGGGAACCTTCCCTGTAAAACGTGTGTTCATATCTAGATGGGAAGGTGGTCACATTATGGAAGCTGACTTTGCCCAGCTTGAGTTCAGGGCCGCAGCGTTCTTATCACAAGACCCTGTAGCTATACAAGAGATTGACACAGGTTTTGATGTACATGCCTACACTGCTAAGGTTATCACTGATGCAGGTCAGCCTACTGCCAGGCAAGCGGCAAAGGAACATACTTTTGCTCCCCTCTTTGGAGCTACTGGATATGGTAGATCTATGGCAGAGGCAGCATACTATGAGCACTTCAATAAGAAGTATGAGGGTATAGCTGCATGGCATAAGAACCTAGCTAACGAGGCGCTTAGGTTCAACAAGATAACAAACGTTAGTGGCAGACAGTATGCCTTTCCTAATGTAGTACGTAAGCCTAATGGTGGTGTGTCTCACTTCACTATGATAAAGAACTATCCAGTGCAGGGCTTTGCAACAGGTGATGTTGTTCCCCTTGTACTTATTGAACTAGAGGCTAGGCTTGAGAAGCTACAGTCTTGTATTGTAAACAGTGTGCATGATTCTATGGTAGTAGATGTACACCCAGATGAAAAGGAGTATGTACTGGCAACAATAGATTCACTGAATGAAGATCTAAATCAGTTAGTAGAAGAAGCATATGATGTACAAATGAATGTGCCTCTACTATTAGAAGCTAAGATAGGTAAGAATTGGCTTGACATCAAAGACGTTTAATGGTATAACTTAGTCTCTTTAACGTTGAAAGGAATAACAACATGAGCAACTTAGCACCACTACATGTGGACAACATGAACCTAGCAGATGCAATGGGCTTCTCTGCTAGTACATCTAGTAGTAATACACAGTCAAGTCTGTACCGTATTACAACAACAGTAATACAAGAGGTCAGCCCAGAGACTAACAAGATTGTATCATCTCCTGTGTTTAAGATTAAGAAGGGTGTGGATGAAGAGTTCTTAGCACGAGAGGTAGAGGTACGTCTGTTTGCTGAGCGTCAGCGTTGGCAGCGTTGGGATAGTGAGAACAACACATTCCAAAAAACTGTCATGTCTACTAATCTAAATGGAGATCTAAAAGATACCTTAGGTACGTTTAACCTTGGGCGTCCTACAGGATACGTCAAAGACTTTAATGCACTGCCTCAAGACATGAAGGATCTTATGCGTAGTGTCAATCGTGTAAAGGTGATGATGGGTATGGCTCGTGTCATTGATCCATTCACAGAAGATGGTGGACCTATCACAGATAACTATGCAGAAGAGATCCCTTTTGTATCTGACATCAAGAACCGTGACAGCTTGAAGTCTATTGATGGTGTAGTAGGTAAGCTAATGAGTAAGCGTATCTCACCAGTAGAGCACACTGTTGCATTGTTAGGTGACGTACAAGCTATGCCTACGGGTGTTAAGTATGCAACAATCAAGGCATCGATGGGTCAGCGTGTTGGTTTCTCTGATGGTGACAATGATGTACTGGCTGACTTCCTAGACTACGTAGAGAAAAACAATGAGTACATCTTAACTAGGTGGGAAGAAAACCACACTGCTAAGCTAAGCTCTGAGGATGCAGCTATTGTATCTAACATCGTAGACCTAGAGGACTTTGAGTAATGCAGCACCCTGCAGAACTAGCAGTGCATTCCTATCTAAGGAAGTCTATCAGTGATGAGGCAAGTATGTCTCAGGAAGTTATTGATAAGGTAGCTGAAGATATTAAGGATGCACTGCATAAGCAGTTCAACTCTGAGAAGAGAGTATTTAAAAAGAGGATGTCCAACATTGGGCGTCCTAAGTGTCAGCTTTGGTTTGATAAGAATAAGCCTGAGGGTGCAGAACCTTTGCCTGTATCATTCAAGATCAACATGGTCATTGGTGATATAGTTGAGGCTGTATTCAAAGGACTACTCAGAGCATCAGGTACATCATTTGATGACAACGATAAGGTAACACTAAAGTTATCTAATGGTGGTGAGGTTAGTGGTGAGTATGACATGGTACTAGACGGTAAAGTAGATGACGTTAAGTCTGCTTCACCGTGGTCATTCACTAATAAGTTTGAAGACTTCCATACACTAAACAAGGGTGATACATTTGGTTATGTGTCACAGCTTGTAGGCTACGCTACTGCTGCAGGTAAAGAAGTAGGTGGCTGGTGGGTAGTCAACAAAGCTAATGGTGAGTTCAAGTACGTGTCAGCCTCTGAGGTAAACAAAGAAGAAGTACTACAAAAGATAGAGGATACCTATGATTACCTAGACAATGATAAACCCTTTGAGCGTTGCTTTGAGCCTGAGCCAGAAACATATCGTGGTAAGGCTAGTGGCAACTACAAGCTAAGTAAAACGTGTGGCTTCTGTGCACACAGGCACAAGTGTTGGCCCACACTAAGAGCATTACCTTCTCAGGTATACAATGGAAAGAAAACACCACCAACAGTAGAATATGTCAGCTTATGGAGTGATAGATAATGACAAAAGTAACTATTGATGAAGTAGAATATGAGACAGAAGATTTCTCAGAAGATCAACAGGCTCTAATCAATGAGCTACAATACAACTCAACTGTACAAACGCAGTTGAACTATGAGTTAGCCAGTGTTCGCACTGTAAGTAACATCTTAGCCAATCGTTTAAAGGCATCACTTAATCCAGATGAAGAAGTAGATGACAACGAAGAGGCGGCATAGCTCTAGACGGTATCGCAGTGGCTTAGAGAAGACTACCGCTGCGTACCTAAAAGACAATCAAGATAAAGTCAGGTATGAAGTCTTAAAGATAGAGTGGGAAGACCTACGCTACAGGACATACACACCTGACTTTGTTTTGGATAATGGTATTATCATAGAGACTAAGGGTATATTTGATAGTGAAGATAGAAGAAAGCACCTAGCAGTACGAGAGCAACACCCAGAGTTAGATATAAGGTTTGTATTTAGTAATGCTAAAGCAAAGCTATACAAGGGTGCTAAGAGTAGGTACTGTGATTGGTGTGATAAGTCAGAGTTTATGTGGGCGCATCGTGTCATACCAGAATCCTGGCTTAAAGAAAAAGGAAAAGTTTTAACTTTAAAACGCATCCCTTTCAAGGGAGACAAAAGGATAGAGTAATGTCTTACACATTAAAAGATGATGAAGTAGCTATACTACTAAGACCTGTAGAGTTTGACGAGTATGGTGAGTGGTCAGGTGAACTTTCTACAGCTTTATCAGTAGGCCCAACTAATAGATCTAATGAGGAAACAATAGCGTACCTTGTACATCTGGCTACTCTTATGGGAACATTCTTAGAGATGGCACAAACGGATGAAGACTTATATGATTTAGTAGAAGAAAAACGAAATGAATTAATAGGGGTTGACAATGACAGAACAACAGAGTATGAAGAAGTAGAGGGTACGAATGGTAAAGTTGTACGCTTAACTAGATTTACTAAAACACAGGGTAACGCATGAGTAACACACATGATGCAGTAAACAATCCAGTACACTACAATCACGCTGGTATTGAATGCATTGATGCAATAGAAGCTATGACTGAGAACATGTCTGGATCTATAGCACCACATGCAGCTAACGTACTAAAGTATATGTGGAGATGCGAGTATAAGAATGGTTTAGAAGATATAGACAAAGCAATATGGTATTTACAGAGGATGAGAAAACGGTGGACGGACACACACAAATGAGAAAGTTTAGTGTAACATTTGTTCTAAAGGTAGATGATGATAACAATATATTCTCAGCTTTAGAAGAGGCTCACGTAGATGATATATATGATCTTATTCGTAATACATTCTACGATATAGATGATGTAGAGGTAGACAACTTAAATATTAAGGAGAGAGTGTGTTGATTAATGAAACTGATTTAAAAGCGTTTGGTTACTTTGATATGTTTCAAAATAGTCCAGTGTATGAGAATGACCCTATCAGGTTCTACTCTCAGTTTGTAGAGGATAAAGTATTTACCAAGGGCCGTGAACGTTTAGTAGAGAATACTCTTGGTTTAGTAGGAGAAGCAGGGGAAGTATCTGAGAAAGTAAAGAAACTATTTCGTGATAAGAATAAGTTCTCAGATGAAGAAGTACTAAAAGAATTAGGTGATGTATTGTTTTATGCTACAGCTTTAGCTAACATCTTTGGTGGTAACTTAAAGACCATCATGGAAATGAACATGAAGAAGCTAGATGATAGAGAGCAGCGTGGAGTTCTACATGGATCAGGAGACAACAGATAATGGATAACTATTTACCAACAGACTACCAAAGCTTTATCGCTCTGTCTCGCTACGCTAAGTACCGTGATGGTAAAGGGCGAGAGTCTTGGTCTGAAACAGTAGAACGATACATGGATAATGTAGTACGTCCTAAAGCTGGCAAGGACTCATACGTAAACAAGATACGTGATGCTATACTAGACCTAGAAGTAATGCCATCTATGAGAGCTATGATGACTGCTGGCCCCGCCCTTGAGCGTGACAATACAGCAGGGTATAACTGTAGCTACCTACCCGTAGATGACCCTAAGTCCTTCGATGAGGCTATGTTCATCTTGCTCTGTGGTACTGGTGTTGGCTTCAGTGTTGAGAGGCAGTTCATCAGTAAACTCCCTGATGTTCCTGAGTTGTTTGACAGTGAGACTACTGTTGTCGTTAAGGATAGTAAGGAAGGTTGGGCTAAAGCTTTCAGACAAGTGCTTGCACTCCTATGGGCTGGTGAGATCCCCAAGTGGGATATAAGTAAGGTACGTCCTGCAGGTGCTAGGCTTAAGACGTTTGGTGGTAGAGCTAGTGGCCCAGCGCCTCTAGTAGAACTGTTTAACTTTGCTGTACAGACATTCAAGAATGCACAAGGGCGTAAGCTTACTAGCTTAGAGTGTCACGATCTCATGTGTTTCATTGGACAGATCGTTGTTGTAGGTGGTGTAAGACGTAGTGCTATGATCTCTCTGTCTAACTTGTCAGATGACCGTATGCGTCACGCTAAGTCAGGACAGTGGTGGGAAACTGCAGGGTGGCGAGCATTAGCTAACAACTCTACTGCATACACTGAGAAGCCAGATATGGAAACTTTCATGCGTGAGTGGATGTCCTTAGTGGAAAGTAAGTCAGGAGAGCGTGGTGTATTTAATCGTCAAGCAAGTAAAAAGCAAGCTGCGAAGTATGGTAGGCGTGATCCTAACTATGAGTTTGGAACTAATCCATGCAGCGAAATCATATTACGTCCATATCAGTTCTGTAATCTTACTGAGTGCGTTGTACGTGCCACAGATACTATTGAAGATCTGGAAAGAAAGGTTCGCTTGGCTACGATTCTGGGAACCATACAATCCACCTACACAAAGTTTCCATACTTGCGTAAGGTGTGGAACAAGAACACAGAAGAGGAGCGTTTGCTGGGTGTGTCACTTACAGGGATAATGGACAACCCACTAATGACCTCTGCTAATAGAGGATTGGAGAAGACCCTTGCACACCTTCGTGGGATTGCTGTTTCTACTAATGCTGAATGGGCTGACCGTCTTGGTATACCTGTTGCTGCTGCGATTACATGTGTCAAACCGTCAGGCACAGTATCGCAACTGGTGGATAGTGCCTCTGGCATACATGCTCGCCACAGTTCCTATTATATCCGTACTGTTAGGGGTGATAACAATGATCCGCTAACACAGTTTATGAAGGACAGTGGTGTACCTAATGAGCCATGTGTAATGAAGGGTGACAGTACAACTGTATTTAGTTTCCCTGTTAAGGCACCAGCAGGAGCTATTACACGTAATGATATGACTGCCATTGAACAGCTAGAGACATGGCTTACATATCAGCGTCACTGGTGCGAACATAAGCCAAGCGTAACGATCTCAGTACGGGATGAAGAGTGGATGTCTGTAGGTGCATTTGTGTATGAGCACTTTGATGAGATGAGTGGTGTGTCTTTTTTGCCACACTCTGATCATACTTATCAACAAGCACCTTATCAAGATTGTAATAAAGAAGAGTATCAAGTACTCTTGTCAGAGATGCCAGAGAAGATAGAGTGGTCTAAACTCTCTGAGTATGAAAGCGAAGATAACACGGTAGCAATGCAGACGATGGCTTGCACTGGTGATGTTTGCGAAATAGTAGACTTAACATAAACCCAAAGGAGAAGTAACATGACAGGTATTGAATTTATGGCAGTAGCAACTATCGGTATGGTAGCTATTGGTGAAGTAGTAAGCTTAGCTTCAGAGTATGGACCAGCAATTATTGATCAAGTGAAGAATTGGTTTTAGGATGTATGCTTTACTGTTAGTTATGATGTTTGAAGGTAAGGTACAAGTACATGCCTTTAATGGTTTGTTTATGGATAATGCGTCTTGTGTTGAGGTTGGTTCCAAAATGGAGAAACGTTTAGAAGATTCAAAACCAGGACCATCAGCTACAGCTAAAACATATTGTTTTCAAATACCAAAAGAAGCATAGATTGAACATCGAAGAAGAAGCTAAGAGACACGTTGAAGCTAAACAAAGAGAGTTCTATGATAAGTTAGTTACTCTGCTCACACCTGCACAGAGGCACATTAAAAATAATCTGAAAGAGTCAAGCATAAAGAATAGATCTCTTGAACGATTAGATGATGCAGCTATAGTTGCTAGGTTTGCTGCAGAAGCAACAGGACTAAAATAAAAAAGGGGGCTGTCATGGCCCCCTCTTCTTTTGTTATCTACCTTCAGCTAACATCTCTAAGTATTCAATGTAAGATTTATACATCTGTAACTCAGTGTAGGTGAAATCCCTTAAGTCTGCATCTACTCCTTGACCTCGCATCATCTCCATAGTTGTAGCTTTTTGTTCTTTTGTACCTTTAGTTGCTGCTCTATATCTTTCTCTCTCTATGTTAGAAGAGTTCTTAGGATTATTAAGAGTAGTAGTTACAATCTTTCTAGCTTCTTTTAGTACATTTTCAACACGGCCTCTTCTATACTTAGCACCACCCTCTAAGAAACGTTTATCTTTTAAAAGCTGGTTGGCTTCAACCTCAAGTATAGGAGCCAACATTTGATTAAACACTCTATCATATTTAGGTATCTGTGACCTCTGATCTGCAGTCCATGTCTTTAACTCTGCCATACTGTATATCTTTTCTGCAGCAGTCTTACCTCTTTGTACAGTTATACCAAAGATTCTAGACAAAGGATTAGCATCATATAGTCTACCTTCACGAGTAGCTACACGCAGTTCATCTCCTGTTAGCTTTGGGGTTTCTGCATCAAACTGATCAGCTAAAGCCTCTATAATATTATCCATATATTTAGTAGACTGCTGTAAGAATACCTGACCACCACGCCCCTGACGTGGATCTTTAGAGTAATCATTCTCAGCAATAAAACCAACGGCACGATTGATAGCATCTAGTGGGCGAGTGGCACCTGCTGTAATGTTACCTAATAGTTTACCTGCAGCCTCTTTACCTTGCATAGCTGAGCCACCACCTTCACCAGACACTACCCTAGTTATGTAATCTGATGCAGCTAAAAGATCATTAGAGAACTGCATATCTCTAGCCACCTGACCAATAGCAAGCTGAGCAAGGACATCTTCTATTGGCTCTTTTACACCACCCATTTCGCCTTTCATAGTTAGGCTTGCATATCTACCTACAGCTAAGAAAGCAGACAGAGGGTATACATTTCTAACATCAATAACGTTACCCTCTTTTGTTCTTATTTCGTTGTAAGCAAGTCCATCTTTTTCTTGTTGCTGAGAATACTCATAAGCTAATTTGTAACCTGCCAGTCCTGTTAAAGCTCTAGACATAATTTGTGTATTGCTTATTGCATCCCCTTCTTTCTTAGCTATGTTAGATGCCACACCAACTAAAGACAGAGGTGACCACTGGTAAGCTGTTGCTACAACGTTATTCATAAACCTACCAAAAGGTAGTACAAATCCTAAGCCAGGGGTATTTGAAATGTTCTCTACTGTTCTAGCTGCTGTGCTTAACATCTGATCATTACCTGTGTAGTCTTTTGAAAACACAGACTTCAGTGTTGAATCTATAGCACCCCCAATAACATCATCATCTATTATCTTTGTATTGCCAGACCTCAATACATCTTGCAGAGTAGTATCTTTTTTCAACCGTAGAAACTTATCTAGCTCAGTCATAAACATTTGTGACTTAGTAAATGTATCTTGTACTCGTACACCTGTAATAGTATTAGCTGCAGTAGTCCATCTATCTATTTGATTAACTATTTTATTTGATGGGTCAAAGCCAAACCTTTCAATGGACTGCTCAACACCCATACCTGTAGTATCAACTAGTAGCTTACGTAAATCTTTATGTTCATCTAACATCTTCATATACGTGTCATGTGTAGTGAAGGGGTCCATCAGGTTTTGCATCTTTTGTTTTTGAATGGCTAGATACACATTGCCTTTTCTAAATAGTTCTCTAGATGTTTTGGTTGCACCAAAGCCAGTTCCTGCACCCGCAAGATAAAAGGTAGCACCATTTAAAAGTTCAGCTACTGAGTTACCTGCAGAAAATAAAGAGTACCCCATCACGTTAGCTGATGTTGTAGAAGGTGAGGATACAAGTAATCTTTTCCATATGCTTTGTCCATAAGCAAAAGGTTTAGACTTATTCATATCTTTCAATTCTTTATTAGCTGCGTCCTGCAGTTCCTTATTCTTAAGAGCACTATCTAATGTTTTAGTTCCTACAATAGTACCAGCATCTACAGCCCTTTGAACCTGTGACCATACAGACAAAGTACTACCTGCTCTACTAGCATCAGCAGCAAGTAGATCCCCAATGTCAACAGCAAGTCTATCAAAGTCTCCTAGATGAATACTCGTTTCATTGTACATAGCCTTAGAGTATCTCTGTAGATCTTCCTCTGGCATGTAACGTATAAGGTTTGTAATGACATCAGCTACAGGTGTTTTACGAGATATACTAACACCCTCTTCTTTTAGTACCTTTACTAATCCACCTTTACCATCTTCACCTATTAGCATATTCTTTACAAGTGTTTCAGGTATGTCAATACGCCCTAACAATTCACCATCTACTATAGTACCTTTGAGTCTTCCGTACTCAACCTTATCAGCCCAAGAATCAAATGCTTTCTTTAGAGCCTTAGTAGCTTTAGCATTAACTTCTTTCTTTAAAACAGGATCACCAATATTTCTTTTCTGTAATTCTTTTATCCTATCTTTTATAGCAAGATACTTTTTACTTGTTGTACCTTCTTTATTACCTACGGCCTCTAGTTGTTTCTTTAAGTTTTCTATAGACTTACTAGTGCGTTGTAAAACTCTACTAGTTACAGACCCTTCAGCATAGGCATCACCCAAACCAGATGCACCCCTAAAGGATGAACCTATTGCATAAAACCCTGCACCTACTACGCCTAGTCCTGCAGATAGAGCAGTCATAGAAGTACTGTACTTTTCTTGAGCACCCACATCTAAATATATATCTTGAATACTATCTGTTTGCCAAGCAGCGATAGCACCATCTAGTGTAGCAGTAGATCCTACTGTCCAGTACCCAGCTTTCTTTATTCTGTTTTTTACAAAAGCATCTTTAGCTTCTTGACTTGCTTTTAATATAACTTCTTGTCTTGCTAGTCTTGCTGCCTCTGCCTTTCTAGCTTCTGCACTAGCACCTTTTACACCAGCAGTAGTAAGCTTTCTAGCCATAACATCGCCAGCTTCTTGTCCTGCCTTTTTAGCAGCCTCACGAGTTGCACCACTACGTGCAGCTTCCATAGTTGCTCTTTGTATAGACTTCTTTATAAGATCTTTTCCTGCTTGGCTAACACCAAAAGTACCTAGCTTAGCTATGCCTGCTGTAGCTGCACCTAAATAGTTTGTAGGATCTTTGATTGCACTAAATATATAATCTTTTACACCATCAACAGCACCATACACACCGTCATTAACAAACACATTACCTAAGCTATCATATAAATCATACGCATTCTTAGCTGCAAGCTTATCTTCCTGTGAACCACGAGTAACAAACATTACTTCACCTGCGGTTCCTATGGTGTTTGTATTCCAGTTACGCATGTGGTTCATAAAACCTTCAACAAGCTCTTCATCATCAGCCTTATCAAAGTTTTTACCTTTACTACGAGCCATGTACTCTCGTATTTTATTTAAGTTCTCATATCTATAAAGATCTTTTTTCTTTAGCTTACCTGTTGTAGGGGTTTCGCTATCTAAAGCCAACTCACTTGTTTGATCATCTTCATCTGTGCCGCTAACACCATTATCTTTTAAGAAACTATTTAAATTAAACCCTGTAGATGTTGTGTTGTTGTAGGTTGGGGTAGGCTTAACATCCATATCCCCAACGCCATTATCTTTTAAGAAGCTGTCTAAATTAAAAGTTGTCATACTTAGTTACTTTCATTAGAAAACATATCAAGCAGAGAATCTTTTATATTCTTCTTTAAAACACCTGATATGCTAGGTTTATTTTGAGAGTATGCATCCCAAGCCTTAAGCACTTCATCTTTATCTCTCATTTGCCCTGCATCAAGCGTATCAAAGAAAGCATTAAATATAGCTTCATACTCTTCACGAGGCACAGTAGCCTCTGAGATAGCTGCATCCTCTTCTGTAAACTCAGGACCAGACTCAAGAACTACATCCTGATCTTCAGCTTCTGGTGCTTTATCTGTGCCAAATAGTCTACGTAAGGCACTACCTGACTGTTTCTTGTAGCTTTCTGTAGGATCAGTGTCTTCTTTAATAGTTACAGTATCATCTATAGATGAAGCTGCTATGTATTGTAAGTCCTCACTCTTTACTCTATAAGGTTTATTTAAATTCCTACCCTTTATAGTAACTAGATATGTCTTACCTTCCTCAGGATTAGCATAAAAATCTAGTGAATCACTAACTTCACTGGATTGATCTTCAAGTGTAGGTGAGGGAACCTGTAAGCTTTCTACTGATCCAAACCCAGCCTCTAAAAGTTCACTCTCCGTTACCACATTAGCAGAACCAAAACCAGGTAAGTCTACCCCTGCCTGTTCTTGAGGAAGTAAACCTGCATTTTTCATAGCTTCATATGCATCATTAGGGGATGTTCCTGGTGGCAGTTTAAGAGGATCTCCATTAGCATTTGTTCCACCAATAGCTAAACCTGTTTGGGGGTCCATAGTAAATGTAAGACCATTAGCAGCTTTTACTTTCTCAGTACCACCAAGAGGCGAAAGAGCAGAACCAAATTCACCACCAGCCCCTAAGCCATAAATATCAAGAGCCTTATCTATTTTAGGTCTGATTTCATTGGCTACTTGTTCCTCACCACCATTAGCAGCAAGTATTGAAGAGTAGTCCTCAGAGCTTAAGTAACTCTTTACATTTGCTGTAGGGCTGGTTAAGAATTGTAAACCATAACTTGATGCATAGTCTTGTGTAACTTGATACCTACGCTTACGTTTAAACGCTTTTGTAAAAGCATCTACATCGGATAGTTCTTCAGTTGTATAGCCTTGAACACGCATAAACTCTGGTAATTCAGGGCTTAAACCTTGTGCTTTTTCACCAAAGTACATTAAGGCATCTTGATATGATGGGTGTTTATTAACTAAGTTATCACTATCTGCATCAGCAATGTGATCTCTGTACATATCATTAATCTTAATAGGATCATACACTTTAGTAGGTGTAATAGAAAAGAAAGTGTCAGGCATCAGACTTTGATATGCATCCTGATCTGCCATCTCAATCAAGTCCATCTTAGAGTACCCTTGATAGTACGCATCCTTATCAAGGTTAGCACGTATATCTGACTCTAAGTCTACACCAAAGACCTTACTAAAGAAGCCACCTTTGGCTGGCTCTGTACTACCTAGTGATGGAGCGCCACCACCATACGTATACCTGAGGTTCTTCTTTACTTGATCATCTGTTATCTTAAATGCATTAAGTTCTTCTAAAGACATATTAGACAGAGCCGCAATTTCACTAGGTGTAAAGTTTTTCTTTCCTGTGTTTACACTGTGAGCACGAAGCTTCTTTTCAAAGTCCAACATACCCTCTGGACCTGATGCCATAGCAGAATTAATCATAGCGCCTGTAGCACCTAAATCTTTTAAGCTGTTATACGTAGCCATTAAAGGTCCATTAACTAAAGATAGTCTTTTCTTATGCTGAGCCTTAGCACGTTCTGCATCTTCATCAAGCTTTACTCTGTAAGCCCTACCTTCTTTTCGTCTTTGTATAAGATCACTAGATACTTGATTAAGAAATGAAGCAGCAAATGCCTTTGAATTAAAACCCATATCTAATTACCCCTGTCTAGCCATTAGTCCACCACTCTGAGGTGGTGTTTCCATTTGTTCTACTTGTTCTTCTTGCATAACTTCTTCACCTTCAATAGGCTCTTCATCCTCAATAGGTTGTTCACCTTCAATAGGTGGCTTCATATCTTTCTCAGATGGGTCTTGTTCTGCTTCTTCTCTAGTCATAGAGCCTGAAGTATACTCTGCCATATCACGTAAAAGATCTGTACCTTCATCTGCTTCACCTGCCTGTTCTGCCTTACGGATAGAAGCTTGAAGCAACATAGTTACTCTTGATCTTTCTTTATCATCCATTGCTTTCTTAGGATCTTTATTAGAAAACTTATAGTCAATACCGTAGCTTTCTGCTACAGCAGCAAAGAACTCCATTAAGGCTGGGGCTACAAGTATTCCTACATCTAAAGTGTGCATACCTCTCATAACACTAGCTGTGTACAAAGATTCAACTAGGGGCTTAATAGCTACACCAGTTTCAATAGCCACCATAAGATCGTCTAGCGTATCTTGTTGTGATAAACTGGACATGTAGAAAGATAAAGCTTCTTCAACTGTATCCATCTCTGGTGGACGTTCCCAAGGACGATCTCCTACTTTATGAGAAGTTAAAGAGCTTCCAGGTATTACTCCATTAAACTGTGATACTGCCATTCTTTTTATCCTACTTAGTGAAACCTGCACCAAAGTACAGACCTATGATTGCTGATACTATATGTGTATCTAGTGGTGTAATTACAAAGCCCTGTGCTGTGCGCCACTGTACTGTTTCTGCTGGACCAAACAACCAGTTCCAGAATCCACCAGTAGCCTCAGTGTAGCCTACGATTACTCCAACCTCAGGATACCACACTGCTACTAGCTTTGGCAAGACAATAATGCTAAATACTGCAGATAAAGCTATAAGCCTACGTGTCCAAGCAAAGTGACTGTCAGTCTTACCTGCATCTCTGGCTGCATTAACTTGATCAGCCTTGAAGCTCGCTGTCTGTAGCATCATCTTCTGTTGCTCTAGTTTGTTCTTTTGGTTCTGTCCTATGATAGACATGACACCACCAAGTACAGTAGAGAAGAGCATAGTGATTAGTTCAAGGGGTAAGCCAAACATGTTAGTTACTATTTACTAGACGTACAAGCTCTAGATTTTCCATATCTTCTGAAAATGAAATACCTGCCTTTGTAAGCCATATCTCAAAAGCCTCGATTGATCTTGGACCTATATCACCATCAACAGTTGCCCCTGCTTTTCTTTGTGCAGCAAACTCATTATTCAGTACTAATTCGTCAGCAAGATCATCTTTTCCTTGTGTCCTAAGATCTTCTATTGTGTTTGCCCATCTAGTCTCAGCCTCTCGTGCACCACCACCATGACCTATTGTATCTTTAAGACTATTTGCACTTAGAGTATCAGAACCAAACCCTTTCATATCTAGGTAGGCTTTAGTGGCTGCTGTCATAATAGCAGGGTCTGTAGCTACTAACTCTGGATTTGTTACAAGTAAATCTCCTAAGCCCAAACGTTCAGAAACATCTCTGTAGTTATTCTTTCCAGTGATTTGTATTAGACCTCTGCCTTTATACTTACTACCATCCCCAGCTTCCGTATTACCCATATTCTCTCTGCCGTAAACTACATCAAATATATCATCACCAGAAGCGTCATTAGGAAGTCTTGCTAACTCTGTAGCGTAATTAGGGAATTTTTCTATTGCCTGTTCTTTAGTATAACCTCTCTCAACTAATGAAACACCTGATTCTCTTGCTATAGTTGCTTTTAAAGCTGCAACTTCTTCGTCAGTATAAGTATTAGAAAGTCCTCTTGCCACTTCATCAATAGCACTATTTCTATCTGAGAAATTAGTACCTGCTATTTGCATGTTAGAGGTATTTATTGGTGCATCAGTACTATATAAGTTTTCGTTTAAGTATTGCTCTGCAGCTACAGATTGTTCTTCTGTAGATCTACTTTCTGGTAAACCCATATCATCGTCTGTAAGAGATTCCGCTACAGGTCTACTACCAAGTCCTTCTGTCTCAATAGATGTAGGTTCATCCAATACAATGTCTGCATCAGGTGCATCTTTAATAGTTACATCAGGCTCTTCACTTACCTCAAGCTTAGGTATCTTAACTCTAGAGGATACTTGTCTAGCTGCAGTAGGAAAGGCAAACTCAGTATCACCTGCAACCATGCGTCTATATTCCTGTAGATCCATCTCATTTTCTCTAGTATCAATATCAAGTCTATTGAGATAGTCTAGCTGTGGTGTTTCTCTTACGTACATCTCAGCAGTATCAGGATCTACATCTCTGTTCATAGCTTGGAATACATGTACAGGTGTTTTGTACATACCGTACATCTTATCTGAACCCATCTGTACATCTGTAGAGGATTCTCTTACTGCAGTATCTACTATGTTTGAATCATATACATCATTACTGAGAGCATCAATAAAGTTTAACACAACGTTTTTAGCTGTGGCTGCATCTTGTTCAGGCTCTTGTTCTACCTGAGGACGCTTCATCAAGCTTTCTTGGTTTACTTCTTTTTCAGCAGGTGCTACTTGGACACCCTTTAAAAGATGTCTTTGGTATACTTCATTTGCTATTGTATCTATTGTTGCCATCTTTTATTTACCTTACTAGAATATAGAAGACCAGTTATCAAACACACCGCCTACAACTGCACCTAAGAATGTACCTACTGCACTAGAATAAGCAGAATCCTCATTGGAATCATTGTTTATTTTATTTAAAACAAGTGCATGATCTCTGTCTGTTTGTTTCTCTGCACTTGTCCATGCAAAGTTCATCAAGTCACGCTCCTGCTGCCACAACTCATTTAGACCTTGCACAGTCAAAGAGTTAGCTGCCATAACCTCTTGCATGTTTGCTTCATTAAGTGCAGCAGTATTAGCTGTAGCTACGGTCTGTCTCCATACGGTAGTAGCTTGTGCAACTACAAGTTCATTCTGTGCATTAAACATGTCACGCTGGTTATCAAGCTCAGCTTGGAACTTAGTCATGGTGTTCTCTTCACCAGTGTTAAACTGCTCCATAGCATTAGCTTGTGCTGTATTAAACTGCTGTACCTGTGTAGACATACCCTCAAAGAACTGGTTGACTTGGTTGATACTCTCAGCGTTAAACTGCATCTGTGCATTCTCTGCAGCTTGATCACTAAAGATACTCTGCACTAATGACTGAGCTTCAAACATAACAGCCTGTTGCTCATTATCTAAGTTAGCCATGTCCATCTCTAGGAAGGCTTGTGCTTGCTGTGCTGCAGCTTGTTGGTTATTGCTAAGGTTAGCCATGTCTACGTTAGCTAACGCAGCACAGTCAGCTAGTAGTTTAGCTTGAGAGTTAGACAGGTTAGCTAGGTCAACATTCTGTGTTAGCTGTGCGTTCTGTAAGGCACGAGACTGCTCAGCAGTAAAGTTTACGTTGGCTATCTCAGCAATACGCTCAGCCTTAATAATACTTACTTGTTGTTTATTACTAAGCTCCTGACCCTTCATAGCAGCTTCTATCTGAGCATTAGCTAGAGCAGTTTGTTGTCTACCTGACATCTCTTCTATACCAATAGTCATTCTATTGCTCATATTAAAGATAGCAGTCTGTTGTTCGTTGTTTAGTTCTATCTCTCTTTCAGCTACAGCATTAGCTACATTGAACAAAGCTGTCTGTTGTTTGTTATCTAGTACTCTACCTTCCATAGCTGCAGTAGCTACAGCATCTTGGATAAACGCCTGTTGCTTACGTGTAGCGTCACCCATGTTAGCTTCAAAGGCTTGTGTACTATCCAGTACAGCCATCTGCTGCTCATTGGTTAGGTCTTGACCCATCATGGCAGCTTTAACTTGTAAGTTCGATAAGGCTGTCTGCTGTGAGTTAGACAGGTTAGCCATCTCTACTTCTAAGTTCTGTGTAGATTTAAGTATAGACGTTTGCTGTCTGTTTGTCAAGTTAATATCATTTACTGCAGCATATCGTGCAGCATTAGAGATTGCTACGTTAGCACTAATACTTAGCTCTTGCCCCTGCAAAGATGCCTTGAATTGTGCAGTGGCTAGTACAGCCTCTTGCTCATTAGACAAGTTCTTTAACTGTAAGTTAGCATTGTTCATAGAGTTCTGAATACGTACAGCTTGTTCGTTAGACAAGTTAGCTAACTCAAAGTTCTGTGCAGCAGCAGCATTAGCTAGAGCTACGGCTTGCTCATTACGAACATTCTCCATATCCATTGCAGCAAAAGTAGATGCATCCTGCTGAGCTATAGGGATAGCACTCTCAAGTGTAGCTTGTATGATAGCTGCAGAAGCCATAGAGCTATTACCTAAACCACGAGCACTCATGGCTGCATTAGCTTTACGTAAAGCACCAGCCGCCCATGCAGGTGTACCATCATCGAAGGAAGCCATAAGCTTCTCCATCTGGCCCTGTACAGTAGAGTTAGCGCCTACGTCACCCTTAACAGCTTTAGCTTGTAGCTGTTGACTAAACGTTGCAGTTGCAGCTTTAGCTGTAGATGCCTCATTAAGAGCTTCAAGTGTTTTAGCTGTAACAATTACTGATTCTTCGTTGATGATCTTATTTACATCTACTACTTCATCAGAACCCACAACAGTTTCTTCTGCTGTTATCTCAGGTACAAACTCAGACTTCTTCTCTTCTGCTGTAGCAAACTCATCAAACTTAGCAGCATCCTTTACTATAGTTGCTTCTTGTGCTGCTATTTGTGTTGCTGGTAAAGTGTAGTCTGTTGATGCTGTGGCTTTAGGAGTATCCGTTGCAAACGTCTGTGCATCAACATCACCTATATCACCTATTGCAGTTTCTTTTTCTACCTTTTGTTCTTCAGATGTAGTGTATCCCCCAAGGTCTGCAAAAAGTTGAGCACTAGGAAACTCTTCTGAGTTCTGTTTTAGCTCACCTACAATAGTACCTGTTTGAATAGCTTTATCTACAGCAGCAGATGCTTGTTCATATGCAGCATTGAGAACTTTATAGGCTTCTGTATCACCGTCTAGCTGTGCTTTAATCATACCTGCTTGCATACGGGTACGTTCTTCATTTATGCGAACTACATCGTCTTCTGTAAGCACTACGTTATAAGAGTCTAATTTAGCTGGGTCTTTAAACTCACCTTGAAGCTGGGCTAAATCGCCTGGCGTCATGGTTTGAGCTTTCATTTTAGCATCTTCAGATAATGTACCTGTAGCAGCTTCAATGTTTGCTAATTCTGTTTTTACATCTGTTAAAGAAGTCTCAGCATCATATGTCTCAGCACGATCAGCTACAGCGTCCTGCTCAATCTGAGCTTGACGTTGTTCTAACTTATCAAAAAAGTCTCTACGTATCCCTAGTTGTTCTCTACTAAGTGACTGCTCATCAGCTTGCATAAGAGTTTCATAAGGTAATAAAATAAAATCAAACTCTGGTAGTGGGTATTTCTCTTGAAGCTCTTGATCACTAAACTTATTAAGGTAAGCCATAGTAGCTTTAACTGCAGGGTCTTCTACTGCATCTGCAGCCTGTGCTTGCTTAACTAAGAGTGTAGCTGCAGTTACTACTTGACCAGTACCCTCATCAATAAGCTGATTGTCTTCTACCTTCAGGCCATACACTGTAGGCTGTGATAGTACAGAGCTAGGGTTAGTTATAGCTTTACCTAGAGCCTCACTCGTAGAGGGGATCTCTGTAGTTTCAAACTGTTTCTGCTTAGTTGATACGTCAGCCTGTGTCTGCGTAGTTAAAAGTTCAGCATCTTCTACATTCTCAAGAAGCACATTGTACGCATCTGTGTCAGATACAATGTTAGACCCTCTGATATTTCGGAACGCTGTCTGTGCGGCTCTCGCTACTGTATCTGCAGCAGATGTATTAGCTTGAGGGACAGACATAGTTTGACCATTATTAAAGGTAACAGTCCAGTTATATGCGCTACCTGTTACTTCATATCCATCACCTGTAGGTATATTATCCCGATCAGCAATAATGTTTTGAAAATCAGCCTGAGCTAAATAGTTTGTACCATTTACGGAATCTACACCCGTACCAAAGTTCTCACCTAGTTCTTCTTTAAGTGCTTCAAAAGTAGGAAACTTTAATCTACCTGTTTCTGCATCTACTGTAGAGTTTCCTTCAGGAGCTTCAGTACCACTTAATGCTTTCTGTGCCTCTGTAAGTGTACCCATAGCATCACTGTAGGCTGTCTGTGCAGCGTCTAAATCAACAGAGGGCTGTGTAGTTTCAGGGGTAGGTGTGCCCTCTACGATAACTTGAGAGCCTTCTGGTGGTGTTACACCGTCATCAGCAGAAGATCTAGAAAAGTCAGGTACTCCTCTATCCCCTGCATAAGCATCACTAGCCCTATCAAATACAAAGTCACCTTCATCTTCTACTGTTCCAGTAGTAGTGTCCGTAGATACATCAGGTGTTATTCTAGATACGGTCTTATAACCTTCCGGTGTTGTACTACCACCTTCTTGCATACCCATGCCAGACAAAGGGCCACCCTCTACACGTTGCTTAGCTATCTCAGCGTAACGGCCTATCTTAGATGCTGCACTAGGGCTAGACGCTAAGAATAAATCCATGTCATCCTTCTGCGCTGGGCCTGTGTATCCCATCTCACTAAGTAGTTGATGTGTTTGTTGGTTACTAAAACCTTTAAACTGTTTTGCCATTATTCTTTATCCATTCACTACTTCGTTTAAACCCCAGATCATAGCACCTGTACCACCTACAAATAGTATTACACCTACTGCTAAAGATATACCCCAGAACAATCTATCTCTAGCTTTGGCTTGTGCCTCTAGTGCTTCTTTATGTCTTTGCCTAGCTGCAGCTTGCTCTTTTACGACAAGATCCCACATGCCAGGTGGTCCATATAGTTGACAAGCGGACCTTAGCTCATCCATACATTCTTTATGTTTCATCTTAGCTTGAGCTATAGCAAAGCCCTCTTCTTCAGATGAGCTTAGTCTACCTAGTGGGCCTTTGTGTGCACCCTTCTCAGCTAATTGTATCTCACTGTCAAGCTTTGCAAGCTTACCAAAGTGAGGTAGTAAGTCTGCTACATCACTACCAGCTTTAACTGCAGAACTAACTGCACCAGCTATCTGAGTAACTGCACCTGCTAAAGCTAATACTTCTATCATTATGGCAAACCCTATTATTCATTACGAGATGCCATCTTTTCTACTGATGATCTTATTGCTTTTATGTTTTCGTCAATACGGGCAAGTGCTACTGCTTGACTTTGCACAGAGTCTTCTAACCTGCCCATACGTTGTTCTATTGCTACGATGTCTTCT